CGGCACCATTGCGCGTCGAGGCCGGCGAGCATGTCGGTGATCGATACGATGTCGCCCACGTCGAGCAGGATGTAGCGCGGCCGCACCGTGACGGTGTAGCCGTTCGCGATCTTCTCGCGCCCGAGCGCCAGGCTGGCGGCGAGCTGCGCGGCCGAGGCGAACTGGAACCAGTCCCAGGTCCGCGTTCCCTTCGACGACCGCTCGCCGTAGAGGCGGATCAGCGAATCGTCTGACGCCTTCAGGCTCGCGGGGTTGTAGTCGCCGCTGCGGTCCAGATAGTCGACCTTGACGACGTTGTTGATCTTGCGCGGAGCCGTCCGCTGCGCCGCGACCGGGTCGGAGCTGGTCGACCCGCCCGAATCGCCCTGGTTCGGCAGGAAGTCGGTGTCGGTCCAGGAATAAAGCGGGGCTTCCGGCGGGTTGTAGCTGCCGACGGCGGCCGCCGTGTAGGAGATCGTCACCGAAACCCCGACGTCGCCTGCGGCGAAGGCGTAGAGCCCGTTGAGCGAGACCGCGTACTGGCCGGTGCCCGGCGTCGTGCTGACCTTGGTCAGCGTCACGCCGCTGCCGGTGTATTTGACGCCCGCGTCGGCGACGAAGTTGGCCCCCGTTCCGGCCTGGATGCTGTAGGGCACCGCTGCCGGTGCTGCCGGATCATAAGGGGTGTTCGGGACCGCTTCGGCGAAGCTCGCGTTGGCCACCGCCCCCGCGACGATGGTCTTGTCGCCGAGCGGGACGATCTTGAGCACTCCTTCCGAAAACGTCGCCCAGCAGTTGAGCGATTCGATCAGGTCGCCGAGCCACTGGTTCGCCGTCGTCTGGTCTGTCAGCGCGACCGAGACCATCAGGCTGGTGGCGAGCCAGTAACCGGATGCCGCGCCCCAGTCTCCGTTGAAGGACGAATCCCATCCGGGGACGCCATAGATGGCGTTCGAAAGATAGTCGGCGATGACGTCCTTCGGGTTGGCGTCGACGACGCCGGCCGACCCGTTCGCGATGGTCGACGTGACCTCGAAGGTGTAGTTCGGCAGCTCTGGGCTGCCGCCGAGCGACAAGTTGCCCGCGACGTAAGCGGTGCGCCTGTAGCCGAGCGCCTGCGTCGGGTGCGACGACGCGACGTGCGACCAAGCGACCTGGGAATCGGTGCCGAGAAAGGTCGCGAACCCGGCTTGGGCTATGGTCGTTATCGACTTGCTGTTCCAGATCGTCGGGCCGATTTGCGCGACCGGTCCTTCGCAGATCGCGCCTTCGATTGATGCGAAGTAGTTTGTGCTCGCGCTGCTTCCGGCCCCGCCGCCGCCGAAGACGCCGCCCTTGCCACCGCCGCCCGCCGTTTCAGAAAAGAAGTCGTTGTACCAGATCAGGTTGATCGTGATGCGCGTCTTGCCGTAAAGCAACGCGCGGCACTTCCCCTCGATCGACGTTTGGATGCGCAGCGATGACGCCGGAGGCGCGCTTGGGGCGGGTGATCCGCCTGATCCGAAGATTCCGCCCATTTATGGTCACCACAGCGTGAAGAACTTCTTGTCCTCGCTGATTAGCACGCCGAACTCCGTTTCGTCTCCTTCGACGACGCGGCGGGCGGGAGCGAAGGCGTGAACGAAGCGGAGCGGCGATACTCTTGTAATGATCGCGCCGTGGGCGAACTGCTTACCTTGAAAGTACAGCACCAGGTCGCCGATGCCGGTCGGCGCAGGCACCCGCTTCCCGCCGTTGGCGACGATGGCTTCTTCGTAGAGCGGAATCGTCGAGTGCAGGTGCCACTGCGCGCTATATTTCCCGACCTCGATGGGGGCCCGCACCCCGGCTTCGGGGTAGACCATCGCGAGGATTTGAGCGCAGTCGACGCCGACGCCCTTGATCTTGGCGCCTGAATGGTAAGGCGTCCCGATCCAAGAACGGGCCGCAGCGACGACCGCCTCGCGCTGGTCCTGGTCGGTCATAGCGCGGTCTCCGCTGCCGGGATATACGGCTCACCGCCGAAGTTCAGCAGGTTCGCGAACTTGCCGTCGCAGGTCGTCGGCAGCTTGTCGCACCCGGGGTAGAGGTTGACGCTGTCGCCGTTGCTCACGGCGAACGGCATCGGCGTCAGAAGCTCGGCAACGCCGCCGGCTTGCGCCCACGACCGGACCATGTTGCGCAGGCCGTTGTTCGCGCCCGACGTGAACTCGATCTCACCGAGCGAGAAGTAGGCGTCCGCCTGGTTCGCGGTCAGGTTCAAGGTCTGGTCGTCGACGCTCCCCGTCACCGCCGCCGCTGTCGCGAAGCTCGCCCGCACGAGCGTGCATCCGGAATCGAACAGCGCGTAACGGCAGCTCGCGCTGTAGAGGTTGCGCGGCATCTGCGTGTCGAGCAGCTCGCGCGGGTCGTTCATGTTGATGATCACCGCCGAACGGCCGAAGTCGATCTCGGCCACGCGGCCGACGAAGACGTTGATGGTGCCGATGGGGATCAAAGCGAGCGTCGTCGGCCACGCGTTAATGTAGCCCCGGTCAACGCGGACCGACGCTTCATCGAGCAGCCCGGCCCGCACCGCCGTCGTCCATGCTTTGTTCCCGATCAAGTCGCCGGTGCGCGGCATGATCGTCACTTCCCAAGTGCCGGTGTCGAATCCGTTCGTCCAGTGCGCGCGCGGCCCCGAGTCCTGGTCCTGGTCCTCGTCGATCACCACGCCGCCGGATGACCGCGCGCAAAGGAACGTGTTGGCCCCGACGACGACGTCGAACGCGCAGTTCGCGTAGCGCAGCACGAGCCCGGAACGCAGCGTGAAGGTGTAAAGGTCGAACTGCTCGAAGTGCTGGTCAGTCGAGAACAGGCCGATGAGTGCGGCGTTGGCGTTCTTCATTGGATGACGGTGCGGAGCGGGATCGACTTCGCTTCCCAGATATACTGCATGAACTTCGAAAACTCGGCGGCGTCGGTGTTGAACCGGCAAAGCCAGTTGTAGGAGAACGTGCCCGTCACCGCCGAGGCACCCGGGATGCTGCCGCCCGCGAAGCGGATTCCGTAAATCGTGCCGTACTGCGACGTCGTCAGCAGCGAATAATCCGTCCCGAGCGATTGCGTCACGCCGTCGACCGTGATCGAGAGCCCGGCCGCGATGGCGTCCTGCACCGGATCAGTGACGCTTCCCATCGTGCGAACCAGCCCGAAGTCGGTCGTCGCCCCGTCGCCGGTCCCGATTGCTTGGCCGGCGATGGCGTTGTCGTCCGGGTCGCTGAAGTGGAACGGCAGCGCCTTGCCGAGCGACGCCTGGAAGAACGACATCAGCGTCTGCAGCTCGACGTTCGGCGAATCCGTGCGCAAGAACTCGTAGGGCAGGTCGTAGTCGTAGCGCGCGAAGGCCTGCGGCGACTGCGTCGTCGTTACGCCCGAGACCGACTCGTGCTCGATGGTCTTAAAGCTCGGCGAACGCACCACCGGGTAAGACACGCCGAGCAAAGTGGGGAAGGTCGGGATAGTCATGCTGAACTCGGGGCGATGCTGCTGCGGTTGCCGAGCGTCCTGGTTATCAGATCGGCATGGGTTTTGAAGAACCGCTGAACGCTCGCGCCGTCGATCAGGCCGTGAAGGTGGAGGTGCACGTCACCGCCGCCGCCGTCGTTCGCGCCGGTGTAGGGTCCGGAACCCTGGGCAGGCTTGATCGTCTCGCCTTCGTGGATCACCGCGAGGCCGCCCCTCAGCACGAGGTTCGTGCCGACGTCAAACTTCGGGACCGCCGCGGCCTCGGCCATGACGACGCCCTGCGACGCCGCAGCGGGTCCCGCCGCGGCCGGGCCCATGATCGGGGCCAGGTTGGCGAACACGCCAGCGAACGTCAGCGCGCCGCGCGCCGTCAGGTCGCTCATGAACCCGGCGATCTTGCCGGGAACCGCGGCGGCCGAGGCCGCTTGCGCCGAAGTGACCTTGGCGGCGTCGGTGGTCTGCTGCACGGCGAGCTGCGCGATCTGCCCGACCGCCCATTCCATGCCCCACTTCTCGATCATTTCGATGAACTTGATGATCATGTCGCCCAGCATGGCCTTGCCGGCCTGGGTGAACGACGTCGTCCCGGCAAGCAGACCGCGGAGCTGGGCGTTGAACGACGACTGAATCGCGTTCGACGCCGTCGTCCATATTTTCTGCTCCTCAAGCGCGGCCTGCTGGATGATCTTGGCGCGGTCGTTCGCATACTTCTGGTCGATGATCTTTCGCTCGTCCATGACCTTCTGATACTGCGTCGCCGACAGGCCGTGGATTGCGGCCTCGGAGGCGAGCGCGTTCATTTCGGCGGCGTGGCGAACGTCGAGGGCGGCGAGCAGCGACGCGGTCTTCTGGCCCTCACCGATCTGGTGAAGCTTGAACTCGTTGTCGAGCCTGCTCTTGGTCGCCTCGTATTCCGTGTCAGCGAGCTTGATTCGCGTCTGCGCCGCCGACATCGCCGCCGACACGGCGTCCTTGTTCAGGATGTTCATCCGAGCATTTTTGTTCTGCTCGATCTTGACCTGCTCGTCGGCGCTCAATCCCCAAGTCGCCTTGATCTCCTTGACCAGTTTACCGAAGACCGACTCCATTTCCGTCGCGGCGTTGACCGCGATTCCGTGGTTCGCGGTCATCAGGTCGCCCCAGGCCGCTTTGATGCCGGGGAGGTCGCCCGTCATGGCGGCGGCGATGATCCTGCCTAGTGCGACGAAGGTGGCGCCTATCGCTTCGCCCACCGCCTTCGTTACGGTCCACAAGGTCTCGATAGCCGCGATTGCGACCGCGAGCGCCGTCACCAGTACATTGACGGAGCCCGCTAACGCCTCGAACAGCGTCTTCATCATCCCGCCTTCGCGGATAGCCTTGGTGAACGACTCCACGACGTCGATCATGATTTGCTTCAGGCCGGTGAAGGCGGGGCCAAAGATCGTGAACACCGCCATGCCGGTGCCGCGCACACTCGCTTCGAGCTCAAGGCTCGCCAGGTGCGATCGGTGCGCGGCGTCCTCGAACTCGGGAAACGATTTAGCCCCGGCCCGCTCCGCCATGTCGGCGAACTCTTTGAACGCCGCCGACCCTTCGTTGAAGACCGGGATCATCTGCGCACCGGCGCGGCCGAGCAGCGCCATCGCAATCGCGTCCTTCTCGGTCCCGTCCTTCAGCACCGAGAACTTGTCGGCGAGCAGCGCGAGCTTGTCCTGGGTGTTCAGCCCGATGAAGTCCTTCGCCGATATGCCGAGCGCGGCCAGCCCGGCCTTCGCCTGTTCGGACCCGGCCCCGGCGCGTGCCAGCGCCATGCCGAGGCGCATGGCCGACATTTCAAGCTGTTGAAGGCTGCCGCCCGACGCCTTCGCGGCGATGTCGAGCCCGGCGACGCTTTCCTTCGACACGCCGAGGATCGCGGACGCGCGCGCCGTCTCGACGGCGAGCTGCTCCATGCTCGTGATGAAGTTCGCGATCTCGCGGACGGCGAACGCGGCGGCGATGACCTCGCCGAGCGCCGCGAACGATTCCTTAAGGGCGCTGACGGGACCCGCAAGGCTGCCGAGCGACGACGTGACCTGCTGGATCGAGCTGGTGAGGCCGCTGATCGTCCCGCCGAATTGGACTTGGACGTCGTCAGCCATTGGTGCGGATTCCTCTCGGGAACATGGACCGAAGCTCGTCGAGGGTCTTGGACTCAGTGACCGCGACCGGCTTGAACGCCCTGGTTATCGCATCTAGGCGGCGCGCGGTCACGGTCTCCTCGACGTATTCCCAGGTCCACCCCGGCATAAGCCGGCAGACCCGCGCCGTCAGGCCGTCCCAGTCGATTCCTGCGCCGCCGGTTCTTCCCCCACCTGCGCACCTCCGGCGCTGGCCTTGGTCGGCTCGATGAACCCGACCTGTTTAAGGACGATCGGAAGCGCCTGAAACAACTCTGTGACCTTGATCGGCATCTGATCGAACTCGCCGCGGCCGAGACCGGGCGTGGCGCGCTTGAGCGACCAATAGACGGCGTCGGCCATCGCGGCGAACGTCGGCTCGTCGATCATGCCCATCATCGTCATCATCTTTTTCTCGTCGACGACGGGCTTGCCAGCAGCGTCGAAGCTGACGGCCGAGAGCATCGTGCCGAGCACCGGCATGATGGCGGTCAAGGCCGGGACGACGTGCATTGCCTGGCCGATCGCCAACTCTGGAATCGGCCACGGCTTGCCGCCGAGCATGATCTTGGGCGCGCCTTCGACGTCGACGGGGTACATCGGCGCCGGCCGAATCGGTGTTGGTTCGGTCATATTTGCTCCGTTCTGCCGTCAGGCTTCAGTTCGGCGTGTTGAAGTCGAGCACCTGCCCGGCCGCGTTCGCCTGGATCGAGAAGTCGAACTCTGGGATCGTCCAGTCGTCCTGCTTCGTCGCGATGTTGAGTTTCGAGGACATACAGCGGTAGAGCCGCGCGCCCCATTGCGCGCCCGTTTCCGGGTCCTGCTCGAACAGGTCGACCGAGAAGTAGGTCGCCGTGCCCATCGGCTGCGCCGTGACGGCGGTCTTCTTGCCGCTGGTCGTGTCGTTCCATTCGTAGGAGAACAGCAGCGCGGCGGCGGCGTCGCCCGCGGCGAAGGTGTAGGTGCCGGTCGACGTGTTGAGCGAGTAGGTGCCGGTCGAGACCGCCGCCGTCCCCGCGTTCTGAAGCGGCTGCATCGTCGCCGCGTAGAAGACGCCCTCGTCGGTGCCGAAGGTCGTGTGGTTCCTGACCTGGACGGTGTAGGCCGCCGAGGCCGGGACCGAGTAGGGTTCGAGGTCGGAGATCTGGTTCTGCCCCGCGACCGGCGTGACGCCGAAGAAAACCTGCCCCATCGCCAGGCTGTCGATCTGCGCGAACTTCGCCTTGCAGGCTCCCTTCGCCTTGCCGCGCGCGAGCGCGTAGGGCCATTGGGTTTGCCCGTAGAGCGGCTTCTCGTCGAACGATATGTCCAGCGAGACGTCCTGCATGATGCCGACGCGGATCGGCTGCGCGATGGCGGAGCCGAGCGGGGTCATGAACATGATCCCGGAACCGAAGGCCTTGTTGACGTTGTAGGTCATGGTCGCGATCTCCTATGGCATCAAGATGTTGATCGGAATGACGAGCAGGCCATCACCGTCGAGGTCGCCCGGGTCCTGGAACGGGTCGCCTTCGATGCGGCAGTGATAGCACAGATCGCCAAGGGTTTGTCTTCCCGTCCCTTGATCTTTTCCGGCCGGCTTCAGGACGGCGTCGAGCGCGTCGAGGATGGGGTTGATCAGCGACGCCCCGACCGCCGCCGGGTCCTTCGCGTTGATGTAGACGAACCACTGCGGCCGGATGGTCCGCTTCCTGGCGGGCTCGCTCGACCACGAATACAGGCCGCGACCTCCCTCGAACTGGAAGAACGCCGGGCGCTGGTCGATCGGGACGTCGCCCCACAGCTTCAGCCTTCGCGCCGACGGGATGCCGGTCGTCGAATCGCCCGCCGGGGTGT